GGCGACATACGCCATTGAATGGTTAGATCCTGATGCAAAAGACATTTAAAGCCCCTTAATGTGTGAAGTAAAAGCAATAGTTACGGGTGCAAAAAACCATTGATCGGTTGTTTGCGCCGCTTGAACCCCGATCGAAGTAACGCGAACGTTTACCCCGTCAACGGTTAAATATGAACCCCGAACAAACGCTTGGTAGGTTTGTTCGATTTCGTCCGCCGCCCGTAACAACGGGAAGTCGGTCTTTTCTTTTGGCGTATAAAGCGAAATTTGCAATACACCTGTGTGTTGATCGTAACCGCCCGCGCCAAGTGTTGCAACGCTTGGTTGATTCATGATCAAGAAAACGCGCGCGTGACTTTGGTTAGGTTTCGAAATATATTCTTGGTTCGGATAAACAACGTCGAAGCCCGCAAGAATTGTGCTAAGTGGTTGAACTAATGCCTTTCGTATTGCTTCAAACTTCATTTGTTTGATTCCACTATTTGATCCCAAGACGCAACCGCCGCACGAACCATGCCGTTCGGCGCTTGTTCAGAAAAACCACCGACCGACCGAATTTCAAACTTACCTGTTCTTCGGTTTTTAGTACCTTTTTTAACTGGATCGGGGTAATTTCCGTTCTCCAAAACTTCAATATATGGCAAATTATTATACAATAACGCTTTACCGCCAAGTTCAAGTTTTGATATTTGCGAATTAACTTCTTCAAGTGAAGCCGTCCCGCCGTTGTCTTTTTGGCGTTCAGCTTTTTCAACATTACGATCACCCAATTCGACAAACCAGTTGTTTCTAGCGCGACCCGTATCAATTGGGGTTTTAATTATAGCCGCCGACATTAACGCAATAACGGACGATTGAAGAATTTCTTCGACTTCATCCAATGCGCCAGTTGTCGCAAGTTTTAATTGTTGGCTAAAATCTTTACCCATTGAAGATCAACTTTTGAACTATTAATTCATTATCGGGGGATTGTATCACTTCAAGCGAATCGACGCGATTATTTCCGTAATAGTCCCCAACCAATATCGCCGCGCCTATCCAATAGGAAACGCCAACCGTTTTCGAAATACTACCATCGGAAACAATGCTTGTCGGAATAATTGGCGTGATAATACCGTTAAACGTTTCGTTCACGCCAACTTGCGTTTCGCCTGTTGCGGGGTTAATAGTCCCCGTCGATTGACGTGTTATTGCCGCCGACGTCCCGAAGAATTCAACAATTTCGGCGGCGGTTAACGCGGCGCGATTGTAATCAAATTTACCCGCCACGAATTAAACGCCCCATATTTCCGGCAACACCACCGACACGTAAATCATATAAATATTTATCGGCTAACGGGTAACGCTTCAAACCGAAATAACCCGTCGTGTTTTCTTGGTATTGAATTTCGCTTTCAAGGTCGCCGATCTTGTCCTTCTTGCGAACAATTGCGCCCGATTCGGTGTCGACGTCAGGTTGAATGTCCGCGACCAATTGACGTCGCGCATATTCAGCGATAGCGTTCTTCAATTGAGTTGGGATTGTTGCACTGTCTAATTCGCGCCCTTCGGCATCGTAAACGTTTTTTCGCGGGAAGGGTAACGTTTGGGCGTCCGAAACAATTGCACCCTTCCAACGATTATTAAGGTTTACGTATTGAGTAACAACAACAATCGCCGCTTGTTTTTGTTCATTGGTGAACGTTGACAAATCAACGTTGCGGTCGGCAAAATACGCGTCAAGAAATGCGACGTCAATATATGCGTTCGCGTCGGCGATAATTGCGCCCGTTTCAACTATAAAAGCCATCTTCATCCCGCCTTAATTGTTTTCGTTGAAGATCAATGAGTAAACGCCAAGCGCATCGCCCGTGCTTCCGATCTTTGACATTCGCAAATAATAGACCCCCGCGGGTAATCCACGTTTACCGTTTGCGCCCGCGAACGACGTTGTCCGTTGGGCGTTGGACGATGCCGTTAACACGTTGATCGTTTCAACTGGAAGTTCGTCAACGTTAGGGGTAAACCCCCCACCTGTTTCTATTGTGATTGTTCTAGTATATGCAACGACGCTTGATTGCAAATTGTTTCTATAGATCGGAACAATTGAGTCATAAACGCCAGTTTCTGAACCTTGCAATGACCTGAATGCTTCAAATACAAAACCCTTTTCATGCGCTTCGACTTCCTGCGAAACAAGTTCGAAATCAACGGGGCTAGTTACTCGCAAAGTTACGGGGGTTTCGTCAGGTATGACAAGGGGGTAACTGACCCTGAATTGTCGACCAAGTAAATACGCTGTCGATTCTTGATCAACCTTTAAACGCCTAATACCTTCGACCGCCGAAGTCATTAGATCGGAAGGTAAACCCCCCTTACCGCCAATCGGGTAAACATTAGACATAAATTAAACCACCGATTGAAATTCTTTGCGCTTTTTGCGTTTGTATTGCAAATAAAAAATTTGATATTCGCGGCTAGTCGGTAGCGCTAGACTTTGGTTTTCTTTTTGCTTTTGGCTTTGGTTCGTCGGGTTTTGATTCGCTTGCTTTGGGTTTTGCATTTTTTACCCCTTTGCGCTTGATGCGCATTAACGTCGAAAAATCAACTTCTTGACCTGCGATCAACCCGTCGTCATTTAATTTCTGAACTTCTTCGGTCATTTTATACCCCTTAGAATAAAGCCCCGACATTGTCGGGGCGTTTTCGTTTTACGTTGCTTAGTTTGTTACCAAGTAAGCTAAAGGAACGTTTTTGCGTTCAACAACGCGATCCCAAGAAGCCGCCGCGCCCAATTCCGCTAGTGAATACGAAGCACCTGTTGGCGCTGTACCAGTAGCAAAACCGAACGGATGCAACAACCATGTTTTACGTTCCCATAAAGTTTCGACGCCGCCGCCGTTACCTTGCGCCGCTTCGCGTTCAAGTTCAACGGGAGTTTTCGCCGAACCTTCACCGTAACCAAACGCGCCCGAGCCAAATAATACCGAAGTATATTTGAAGCCTGAAGTTGTACCCGCTGTAACGGTGTGACCGTCGTCAACGATAACGCGTAAACCCATATACGTTGGGATGGTCAAGTTACCCATTGAATCAGGGATATAAACAATATCGTCATTCTTGACCATTTGTTGCATAACGGCACTATGAACACCGATCGCGCTTAAATCAGCCGCCGCGTCGCCCATTGTATAAGCCGCTTCGGTGAATACGTCACGGTTGAAACGCGTGTCGGCGGTTTGTGAACCGACTATTTCAGCCGCTACGTCAACAACCATGTCGCCCGCATCGTTCGCAACGTTGTCGGCAAGGATACCGTTCGTTGATGCGATCAAACGGCGTTGCCATTGCTTCATCCAGTACGAACCGAAACGGTTGCGAACCTGTTGCATTGGGTCGGAACCCGCGATTTCGCCAGTAAGATCAGCGCTTTTGTAACCTTGGTTTAAGTAAGCAACACGGGCGATCTGACGTCCAGTTGTTACTTTTTGCGCGGTTGCTGAATCTTCACTGTCGTCGGACAAATTCGGCGCTTGTGTTGCGTCCAAATCTTTCCAAAACGGAACGTTTAATGTCTCGCCGCCTTCGTTAGCTTTGGCGTTCAAGCCCGCATTCGAAACGATGATGCCCGACTGATAAAAAGCCGTTTTTTCCGGTGAATTTACCGCCGCATATGTTTGATATACTTCGGGAACGATTACGTCGCTTAATTGTGTGATAGCCATTTTGTAAAACCTTATTGAGTATTAAAAAGTTGTTTGAATTGCGTCGGGTTCGTTTTAAATAACTGAACACGTTCCGCTTCACTATAATCTTCGGGTTTTTTGTTTCCGCTAGTACCACCAACCGAACCGTTTCCCATGCCCCCGCTCGGCTGAACCTCAGCGACAAGCGACGGATAAAAATCAGGTAAAGCTTTTTTGTAATCGTCAAGAGTTGACGACGTCGCTTTTCCATTTTCGTCAAGGATGATTATATCACCCTTTTCGTTAAATGCTAGGTCTAATGAAATTAGCCTTGACAATTCGCGTTTCGTCTTATCCGTACCCGCCGCCGCAAGTTCGGCAACAAGTGCGCGTTTTTCTTTGTCGCGAATGTCTTTTTGCAGATCGTTATACTTTGATCCCCAATCCTTTTCGGTCGCTTCAAGCTTTGCGCGAAGGTCGGCAATGATTTCGTCGTGTTGTCCGTTCTTACTTTTATTATTAAGATCACGGGCTTCGTCGTCGCGCTTGCGGGCTTCTTCGGCGTCAATCAATGCTTGAAGCTTTTCGCTTTGCTCTGTCATTTTGCGCTTGGTTTCTGTGAAGTCACCCTGAAGGCGATAATTCGCTTTTAACTGATCAGCAAGATCAACATGTAAAAAATTCACCTTGTCGCCTTCGGTAAATTCAACATAGTTCGAAACCATATCTTCGGGTATATCTGCTTTGCTTGAATATCTTAATTTCATTTTGTGAACCTCACAAGTAAGGGCGAACCGCCCGTTTTAGTATTGGGGCATTATTGCCCCGTGTTTTGCATTTCGTTTGTTAAATCTTCAACCGTTGCAACTAATACGCCGCCGCGTTGAAGTTGACGAAGGGCTTCTTGATCAGAAATAAGCCCCGTTTGCCATTCGTTTAAGATTGCCGCCCGTTCTTGCGCGGTTATCTTGATCGCCGTAAATTCGCGGTTTATTTGAATATTCGGAACGACTTCTTGCCCTTTAAACATTGAAGCATAAGAAATCACGCGTTCAAGTGACTTTTCGACGTTCATAATTAAGTTCGATAATACGCCCATACGTTCGGCGGCGTCAATTGCCCGACCCGTTGCCGTTTCTTCGCCCGAATTCATTTCAGTATCAAATACACCGCCAAGGGCTTCGATCTCCTTCGCGTTTTTATCCATATAAACGAAATAAGCGGACGTTTCCGCCTTCCAATCAAGCTGACCCATTGTTGACCCTTCAGGTAATGGGACATGTGAAGCGGGGCTTGTGTCGATGTGATCTTTACCCGTCATTTCTTTATATTGTTCGAAGCTTGACGAATCCCACCCCGTCGAGTACGTGATCGGCGCGCCATTGTACCAAAGCACCTGTTTTAAGTCGGCGCTGATTTGATAGCGATAAATTGATTTCGTTGCGATTCGATAAATATAGCCGCAATCTTTTGGAATGATGCCTTTCGAATAATCGCCAAGAATACAAAATTCGAACGGTATGAACTTAAAACGACCCGTCGTTGTTGTGGGGTAAACCTGTTCCGACCAACTTCCTTCGACGCCCGCAACCGTGTTTTCGGTGTAACGTTGTTGATAATAATCGCCATTTTCGTCCAAAGCTAACAACAAATAACTATCGACAAGATCAGTATCTAGGCTATTCGGTAACGAAACCCGTTCTTGTTCTTTTAAGACAACATAAGCCAACTGCAAAACGCCGTTGATACGCTTGAAGTCCCAATTGATGATCGATTCGCGGGTATATTGTTTGACCGATTCGCGCAAGTTCAAACGCTTTGCGGTTTCGCGCGTTACCTTGTTATTATCAAATCCAAGGCTTGCAAGATCGGTATGTTCAGCAAGAAACCCGCAATACCTAACGGTTAATAGTTCCGAACAAGTAACCTTGATCAGTTCGTCCAATGACAACCCGTCACCGTCAATATCGTTGACCATTTGATCCGATATACCCTCATAGGTGTTCGGTTGCCTAGCAATTGCACCGATCAACGATTCGAGCGTATTCGCGGGAATGTTGTCGTATTCTGCGCGGGTGGCGTAAAGGTTATAAATAAAATCACGTTCCTTTTCGCCGATCGAATCGCTGATTGTATTCGGCAAATATACGGTTCGGTTCAAAGGGGATTTAATTACAACTTCACCTTCGAGCGCGTCGCGAACCAATTTCACCGCGTTAATTGATAAAGTATAATTGTCGTGTAACGTGTCGATCCCGCTTAGTTGTTGCGCCATTATATTCCCGCCTTTTTGATTGCCCGACGACCCGCCGTTGTTTCTGCTAATTGTGCCAAGGTCAACGGTCGGTTTTGAAGGTCAACCATTGATTCGATTTTAAGCCCGCCGTCGACGAACAACGCCGCGCGGGTTTTACCAAGTGACTGTTCGACGAACCAACGGGGTTGTTCGCGTAACCATGCCCCCGCCGTCGTTCTTGCGTCGATCATCCGAACAACTTCTTCACCTTCTTCTTTCGCGCCGCCCTTCGACGGTCGCGTTATATTCAAGGGGTTGAAGCCTTTCGTTTTAAATATGTATACACTTCGTTCGTTAAAATGAAGCGGTAAACGCGGATATTTGTCGTCGTCAAGCGTCCATTCTTTCAAGTGATTTGCGAAACAAATCGTTGTCGTTCGGTTGTCAAGGGTCGCGAAAAATATGCGCTTTTGAATGACGTTTTTATTCTTTTTAGCGAACCGATCCCGAACCGCGTTCGTATGATGATTGACACCTGTTCGAACTAATGCTTCGGCGCGATTGACTTGTTTACCCGTCAAAATGCCGCCAGTATACTTTTTAGTTCGCCTATTATACGATCCGCGTAATTGTTTTACCATAGATTGAACGGTTTCACCGTCGCGAATACCACCTTGAACAATGGCATTCACCGCGCGAACTGTGTCGGTTTGGTTTGCTTTGGTGAAGTTCGCCCAACGTCCCGCGCGCCCGTTAACCGACATGATCGCTTCCAATGTGTTAAACGGTCGGATCGGAATTAGCTTTTCGGCGTCGGGTATAAATTCGTCGTAAAGATCAAGCATAAAGTTCGCTTCGTCTTGTTGAAGTTCGTCAAGTTGACCTTCAAATTCGACCCATATCCCACCCCAAGTCGTTTCGACATATCGACCGATTTGATTCACTAATTGGATACGTTCACGGGCGTTTAAATCTTCGTAACCAATGAGAAACGCGCCAAGTTCGCGGGCGATTTGTTGCGCGGTTGGTTCGACATATTCGCGAACCATAAACGACGCGAAGCGTTGAAGCTGAACTTCACGGCGGATCATTTCGTCAAGAATATTATCATCCATAGCGGCGGATCCTTGGCATACTCAAAGGGCGCATTATAGGGTAATCTTTAACAATAAAATAGCCCATAGCATCAAGGGGATGATCAACGATGTTATCCTTCAGCGGTTGCCCGTGTTTATCATAAGGTTGTTGTTCTAGCGACTTCGCAAGTTCGGGGCAACGTTTGACGTTTACCAAATAGATCCGTTCGCCCTTGGCATTGCAAAATGCTGTATTACAAGCCGTCACGCGATCTTTGATTGATGGGTTCGAAGGGTTTACAACAACCTGAAAACCCGCTTGACGCAACAACGCCAAGTCGTTCGTCGATGCGTCGACGGTCTTTCGATTCTTGCCCGAAGCGTCGGGGTAAACAACCAATTTGTTTCGCGGATAGCGTTCTTGCAATAGCTTGATCATTGCGTTTGTATCGAATACGCCAATGAATTCGTTCACGGCGCGCGGCTTGCCGTCGCGTTTAACGTTAATGATCGCCGCCATGTTTTCAACGTTGAAATCCATCCCGACATAAAGTTTTTCACCGTCGGCTTCGACGTCGTTGCAATCGTTTAACTTGCGGTCAAATGTCCTGTATACCGTCCCGCTTGTTAAGTTTACAAACTCACCTTCAACATACGCTTCCAACAATTGCGGATCGTATTGATCGCGCATGTTGTCAATATACCCTTCGGGTAAATGGGGGTTCGAATAAGTTGGGGCTTGAATGATTACGTGACCGTTACGCGGTTTGTTCTTCCAAGCTTCATACACGAACTTGAAGCCCTCGGGCGTTGTCGTAACGCCGATTGTATTGGGCGACCCGTCGGGTTTGACTTGACGGTTTCGCGATATAACGCGACGCCAAACTTCGGCGGCGTCGTCCTTCTTCAACGTGTCTAGTTCGTCACAATCCGCGTCGGCGTGTTCGTAACCTATTATTCGGTGCGGGGCATCCATCGATCGGAATATGATCTTGCCGCAATTGGGAATGATAATTTCATTCAATGGGGATTTATAAAGCCGATACGGAATACCCATATTTTCAAGGGCTTCTTCAAACCTTGGGAACGCAATCGCGCGGACTAAGTCATACGTCGGAAGGTAGAAACCCCGATTCGTTGTGGGGTTCTTCAGCTTGCCGATTATCGACCTTAAAACGGCGGCTTCGGTTTTACCCGCACCAAAGCCCGCGACCATTGCGGGGAATAAATCATTCGAAGTTATATATTCGAATTGCGGAATTGTCGGTTTTATAGTTGCCATTAATTAGGGTTTACAATGTTAATCGTAAACGAAGGCGGCGTTCCATCATTGTCACCTTCACGGGCTTCGCGCATACCTGAACGGGTTTTTTCCCACCAAATGATCGCCGCCGTGTCGCCCTTCATTGCTTTGTTGTAAAGCTTACCGCCGACTTCGCCGTTTGCTTGCGCTAATGAATGATCCAATTGTTCGCGATAATACTTGCGAAGGGTTTTCGCGTCGATACCTAATATATCGGCAATCGTTTCTTGTGGCGTTCCGACAAGGGCTTGTTTCTTTACAAAATTCTTGTTTTTAACGGTCGGTTTGTGCGGGGGTTTTGTGACCCTTTTCGCGCGCGGTTTTTGGTTCGACATTAGACAACGCCCTTTTATAGTCGGGAAATATGACGCCCCCAAACCTTGAAGGCGTCGTTCATATTTGCCGATTATAACCCAAAAGTCGAACGATCAATATACTTTGTTTTGCAAGCACTAATTTCACGGGGATCGAAAACAAATATTACTGAACCTTTGTTATTCCCCTTTTGTACGACGCCATTATTCACGAAACCTAGTCGGCCGTTCGTTATAAATCGCACTTCCGAACAATATTCAAGCGCCTTTGCAAACCATTTAACGGAAGGGTCGCACATAACAAGCATTACGACACCAACGCCACCCGCTTGCGCTTCAATCGCCTTTTCGACCCAAGGCATGATCTTAGAATATGGGGGATTGCACCAAAGCCAAACGGCGTTTTTTGTATCGTGAACCCAATCTTTCGAAAGGGAGTCGTCGTCGATCGTCCAGTAATCCGCGTGTTTTGCGGTTGAATTTTCGGCGCATACGTCCCAATCAAACCCAAATTCAAAGTCGAGTTGATCGAATACTTCGAAAGGTGTCGCCCAAGTGTCATGCGCCATTATTGAACCCCTTCATAATTTCGGTCGTAACATTTAAACAATAATTCAAGCATGTCGTCGCAACCCGACGACCAATATATTCGCATTCGCGCCGCTTGAACCTTACTGACCGTTGTATCTAACATTTCAACGGTTTCTTTTATCGTGAACCCCTTTGTCATAACAATGAACACTTCTTTCATAAATGGCGTTAAGGGCTTTGCAAATTCAATGTCTTGAAGTGGCAATCCGTCAAACTTATATTCAAGTAATAATTCAACGCGACTCGTTACATTCAAAAGATCATAAATGTTTTTACAATGGAAGCTCAAACCCGACGGCGTTAATCCTAGATCGTTATGAAGCGTCGGGTGTTTTTTCGACGTTAACAATTGATCAAATACTTCCTTTTGTTTTTTGGTTAGCGTTTCAATACTCATTATTTAACCCCTAAACGGTCGCGGCAATAATCCAAATAAGACAACATACCCATGTTAAAAGGTGAACCAATACATACTGAACGATTAGTGGCTACGTAATGAAACGCAACTTCATACCCCAACGATTCGGCAAATTTTAAACCGTCGAACCACGTTTTTTGTTTATTTTTCATTGTGTGTTTTTCCTTGTCATGCCTAATCTTTGCATTTTGTTTTTAACACTTGCGCGCGAACGTGTTGGAAATTCGGCGGCGACTTCGTCAACGTCCGCCCCCGCTTTAAACATTTCAAACATTTTGCGCTTGTCGTTTTCGGTATAAAATTCCGTATTACGACGTTTAGCTTGAAACTTTTGATCAAACATCATAATAAAGCCCCCAAACCGACCCGTGACGGCATTTTGTCGGGAAGGTTGACCGATAACACCAATCTACCGCGTTTAAATCGCTTGTCGGGCATATAATCGGCTTTTTTCGTTGCGAATTGTTTCGCAAGGTTAAACGCTTGATTCAAAACGTCCTTGTCGACGTCGAACGGATAATCATCACCGTTGTGTTCAATGATCAACACTTCTTTGCATTTACTTAAATACGCTTTGATTTTCATAATGTTTTAGCCTTTTATTTTAGGGGGTAAAATATAAGGGGTAATTATACCCCCAATTGATTTATTGAACCGTCGCCGCTTTTTTGTCGGCTTCGATTTTTTCAGCAATTGCGACGATGGTCGACAACGAAACGAATTCGCCGTTCAAGTACCAGAAAACACGCAAAGCCGTCACGCCACTAATTCCGTTCGTTACATAATGCGGACTTGCATCGACGCGCATCCCGAAGTCTTTCGACATATCAATCAACGTGTCGACGCGTTGCTTTTGTTCCAAGAACGTTTTTTCAATCTTGGCAACGTATGGGGCTAAAATATCAACCTTCGGCGCTTTTTTAACAATTGGCGCGTTCTTGGCTTGGTCGCGAAGGTTTTGTAACATTCTTAAACTAATCATAACCTCGCTGTTTTGTGGTGCGCTTGCGAAGTTTTTCTTGAATGTTTTACCTTGCGTATTGTGCAAGCTGTTCGGAACTTCCCAAAACGTTAAGCCGATCGTTTTTGCGACTTCGATCAATGATTGCTTTTTTGTATCGTAGCAATGACCAAGTTGTTCGATACAACGTTTACGGTCGGCTTCACAATTGAAGGTTGTGGCAAGCATTTCGCGGATAGTGTTCAAACGGTCGTTGTAAGTTTTCATGTTTTAGCCTTTTAGGTTTTTGATTAACTTCTTGTATAACTGAATGTTAACCCGAAACACGGATCGGTGTCAACCAGTTTTAATGATCCAAATGATCCAAATAAATCGTCACTTCGTTTTATATACATAAAAAACGTGATCATTGTATAAATATTATACAATTATGTATATTTTTGTATATGAATGTAAACATTGTATTTATTTAGATCATTTAGATCATTTAAATAAAAATAGTAATAAGTATATAATAAATAAGAAGATTTTTTTGATCCAAATGAATTTTTTATTTAGATCTCATTTAGATCAAAACGTTGGTATTTAGATCATAAAAAAAGGGCTCACGCCCTTATGATCCAAATAAAAAACGCAAAAAAATGATTTGGATCATTTTTTCGCGTTGTTGGTTTATACTAATTTTGAAGGATCGGCGTCGGGGTCTTTTGCGTAAATTTTCACAACCCGCCCGTTTTTATCGCGAACCCGTTTCGATAAAACGTGATAACCAAGATCGATTAATATGCGACGAAGGTTTTTCGTTTGCGGGAATGAATTCATAAAATCGGGGTCAAGCGACGCCCAAGTTTGTAGTTCAGTAATATTAATAAATTCTTCGTTTATGTCGTCGCGTTCGCAAGCTTCAATTGCATCTTCGACCGTTAAACGTTCGTCCGACTTGCTAATTTCAATCATCGACCTTTTGGCGGCGGTTTCGGGCGCTGTCGTTGCCGACAAAAACCAATTGTCAATCGGAAAACGAAGCAACCAATCTAATATTTCGCCGACCCCTTCGCGCATAGTTTTATAAAGCTTCGGATAATAACCTTCGTTATCCTTCATAAATGCCTGAAGCTTGTCTTTGCTTTGCCATTGTGAGAACAAAACGCAATAACGGCGATCGTTTATATCGATCGGTAAAGCGTCGCGGAAGTTAGTTAACGCGAAATAATTCGTCGTGTTTATCGCTTCAAACATATCTTCGCGCATACGACGAACCGAAACGGTTGGGTTCGTAATATAAGGTTTTAACTTGTTTAAGGTTTCGTATTTTTTGTAATTATCAAGCTTCAATTCTTCAATAAAAACCATAACGTTCCCTTCCGCCCAAGGGGTGAATTTTTCGTCGAGTGATTCGACATTAATCGACGCGCAATTTGACGCGCCAAGAACATGTTTCATCATTTCCGAAATGAACGATTTCCCGTCGCCTTGAACACCTTGAAGTATTATTGACCAAGGGATCTTTTTACCCGCGTGTTGTACGTTATGGGCTAGGTAATTAATAATGATCGACTGTTCGTATTTGTCTGGTAATAAATGCGCGATATGCTTCTTGACCATCGACACCGCCGACCCCGCTTTATAATCGACGCGTTCAAGTTTGTTCGGGCGATAAGTGTTCAGGTAATCTAAACCGTCGTAATTGAACGAATCCGCGAATTGTGGCGCATACATGCCACCGTGAACGGTTTCAATGACGTTTTCGGCGTAGGTTGAAGCGGCTTGCGGGTTTCCGTCGCTGTCCGTTGGGGTGTCGCGGTTGTGTTCAACGTTGAACGCTTCGCGCTTCATTCTTGCTTTTGAATCGCGTTCGACATATTCCGCCGTTTTCTTCATGTAAACGTAATCTTCGTGAAACGTTGCGGTTTTACGCGGTCGCGATCGTTTGATAATGCGACGAACGTCGCTTTCGCTTATTGTTTCGCCTGTGACGACCTTAAACGACTTTTTAAAGGCTTTCACAAGGATCGTTTCGTCGACGGTATCAAGACGAAGCGCGGCGGCTTCTTTGAACAGTTCAACGATTTCTTCACGACTATCAGCATCGGAAATCCTAATTAATAAGCCCTTCGCCTTTTCCGCTTGCGCGACTTTACGCCCGCCCGCCATTGTGATCACCGACGCGAATGTTATCGGGTTCGAAGTCGAGCGTTTCGCGAAGCTATCCCAACGACGTCGGTTTGCCTTCTGATCATAATTTGACGGGCTTCGCTTGCTGAATTCGTCGAACAATTCCCAACCTGTTTCGTCGCCGCTGTATTGATGGAATAAGCCCATACCCACCCGCAACCATTGATCTTGATCATGTGCTTGATCATCGGTCAATTTACCAAGGTAAAGGCGAACGTCGTCGTCGTTAAGGTCGATCGGTTGATTGACTACTAACGATAAAAGATCACCCGACTCGGGTTCGTTCGTATCGTTTCCGTTTGTTTCAATTAATCCTATGAATTCAGGGGGTAATTGCGGTAAACTATCGGGGTTGTTTAGTGTCTGGATCACGCCGACCAACGTCAAATCATTGTAACCCTGACCAGTTGCAATGTAACCCTTGCGAGTTGAACGTGAATCGATCCCCTTGATCCCTAGCAAGTTGGTCGCGTTCGGAAGTTCAACATCGTCAGGAACGCTAAAAGCGTAATGTAAACCGCCCCGAAGGGTTTCTTGAAGGGCGGCTTCTTCCCAATCAAACGAACAACCCGTTTCAACTTCTATATCCCCAACCGACGCCCCTTTGTACGTGTCAACGTCAATAATAAAAACATTCTTCGGGATCATTATCCCAATTAAAGGCGTAAAAACGTCACCTTCGTATTCGCGCCAATCCGTACCTTTTTGAACGGCGGGCGATTTATCCGCTTTTAACGGAAACTGAACCAATTTATTCATTTGAAATAATTCCTTATAATGTACCAATAAAGATCACCACTAACCGCAACGATCGCGATCGGGGTTGCGAAGCATACAACAATAAAGCCGATCACTTCTAACATTTATTTTTCACCTTTATGTTCGATCCGATCATCTTTACTTAATATAAAACGACAAAGTCGGCGAAGTAAAACCGCTAATAATACAAGCGAAACAAAGCCCGAACCAAGCGCGACCGCAATCAATAAAAATACGTTAACAATATCGTTGATCATCATTCACCCTCGTTATTCAATGTCGTGTCTATTAAGTTCAACGTTTTCGAAACGGCGGGGATCGTGACGGATTTAAACGATCGTAATATTGGACGCGTTAACGAAAGCGCGTATTCGACCGCAACGACACGTTCACATAATTTCTTGTTTTCCGCTTCAAGTTGAAGTTTATAATTTTGATGACTATCAAGAAGTTGAAAAGTAGCCGAGTTTTCAATTTCAAGCGCGTTTATTTGACGCATATCGTCGAGCGAGCGAACGCCACCCGCAACCGAAGTATATTCATTTGCTTCGGTTACATAATGCGAAAACTCGCTTGGCGCGTTGTCGCAAATATCAGCGTCGGGCATTATTGCCTTCGCGTTTGGTTTGTTGTTCATAAATCAACGCCTTTAAGTAATTCTAACGCTCGTGCATAATTCACATTTTCACTTATTACCCCGTGAGAATCTAATTCATAACAAGCATTTAGTGCCATGCTTAATGCGCTACCAAGCTCTGCAATCCTTTTATCTTTAGCTACTAACGCTTCGATGTCTGCGAGTGAACGAACACCTTTTGCGTGATACATGTACCCGCCGTGCATGTTAATACCTATCGCACCATCTGGCGCATTAACTAAAATCTCTGCATCTGTTTTGTTAATCATAATCATAATCTTGATCCTTTTTCTAGTTTCGTTAGATCCGCGCGGTTTGGATAAGCATAGGGCAATTCAAACGACCAACCGCCATGACCTTTACCTAACCAAACAAAATGCGAATGATCGCGGGATATAAAGAAGCGGATCGAATTATTAAATCCGCGTCGGTAATGTGTCGCCCCTTCGGGCGCGTTGATTTTCAATTTTGTATTCATTTTATTTTAGCCTTTTATTTTTCGATTATTTATTTGATACCGCCGACCAATTCGTTAGCAGTAAACCGCCCTTCAGTCATTTTTTCCAATTGTATAGCGCGTAACGGGGGAAACGCTTCGCGCTTCATCCAAGCATTAACGGCAACGCTTGACACGTTTAAAGCCGCCGCAAGCTTATATTGTCCGCCAAAGTGATCGACGACTTCTTTCATTAATAACTGCATGTTTGTCTTTTTCATTTCGTAGCCTTCATTTAATAAAAAGTTCAATTAGGGGTTGCATAGTAAGTTAAATGCTTTTAATATGCAAATCCCAATTAACAAAAACGAGTAAATAAAAATGTTAGAAACTAAAATTGATTTATTAACAAAAGCGATCATCGAACTAACCGCAACAATCGCTTCGGCAAATATAACTTCGCCGTCGATTTCGGACGAACACCCCGCTTTGAAAAAAGCCGCTAAAGCTATCGACGAAATTCACGCGCAAGACGCCGCTGAAAAGTTAAAAGCCGAAGTTGATCTTGAAGCCGACAAGCCAAAGGAAAAAACCACCCGCAAAACCAAGCCGAAGGACGTCACCAAAAACAAGAACGTGACCGAAGTCGAACTTGACGACGCGCCAAGCGAAACCGAAGAATTGACCCGTGACGGGCTTCAATCGTTATTTATTGCGACCGTTAAACGTGATCGTGATTTGAAACCTAAGATCAAAGAAATCTTAAAAGATCACGGGGCGAACACTTTGCCCGAACTCGATTCGAGCAAGTTCAACGACGTCGCCAAAGCGGTTCGGGGGTTATAATGGCACATGCTAAACTAAGCCCTTCAAGCGCGCACCGTTGGCTTAATTGCCCCGCAAGCGTTCGCGCTTGTGAGGGTATCCCAAACACGGGTTCGGCGGCGGCATTGGAAGGTTCGATCGCGCATGAACTAGCCGACGTTGTGTTGAAAGGTGAACGACGAAGCGCGGCGGATTATGTCGGATCAAAACTTGAAGTCTATCCTGATCATAAGATCACGAATGAAATGGCGGATTATGTTCAAGAATATGTTGAATATGTTCGCAACCTTGGGGGCGATCAGTTTTACGAAGTCAGTGTTGATTATTCGCATTTTGTACCCGACGGGTTCGGGACGTCCGACGCCGTTGTTTTAGTCGGTCAAACGCTTTACGTGATCGATCTTAAATATGGCAAGGGCGTTCAAGTATTTGCGGAAGAAAACGAGCAAGCCCAATTATATGCACTTGGCGCGCTAAACGACTTTGATTATCTTGATATTCAAAACGTCGTTTGCGTTATTGTTCAACCGCGCCTTGATCATATTGACGAATGGCAAACGACGCCCGAAGCGCTTTATAAGTTCGGCGAATATGCGAGTCAAAAAGCCGAAGAAGCGATCGACGGAACGACGAAGCGCGTCGCGGGTGAAAAGCAATGTAAATTCTGCCCCGCTAAACCGACATGCTTCGCGCTTAAAAAGTTAACCGAAGATACGATTTTAACCATATTCGAAGATATGGATGTTAAGCCACTCGAAACACTTGGGGACGATCAACTTCGTCGGGCAATTGAAAATAAGAAGTTGATCATTTCTTGGCTTGATGCCGTCGAATCGTTGGTTACGGAACGCTTGAACAACGGCGAACAGTTTGAAGGGTTCAAGCTTGTCGCGGGTCGTTCGTTGCGTCAATGGTTCAAAGAGTCCGCGACGGAAATATTTCTTGTCGGCGAACTTGGGGATCAAGCATACAATAAAAAAATACTTTCACCCGCGCAAGCTGAAAAGGCACTTGGTAAAAGTAAAAAGGCGTTACTAGATAAATATATTGTAAAGCCAAACGGCAAGCCAACACTTGCCCCTGAATCTGACAAACGTCCGTCGATTACTATTTCAACTGACGATTTCGAAGAAATAAAATAAACCGCTAAAAGGAAACAACAAAATGACAATTAAAAGAAACCGATTAAACCGCGCAGAATATACCGAAGCGTTGCTTTATGTGAATAAAAATATCGAGCAATTCGAAGGTATCTCAGCACCTAGCTTTGTTCGTAAAGTTACCGCCGATATAGGTGTTAATTTAACCGACGCGTCCGCCCGTGAAATCGCCGAAAACTTAGGTTTCAAGCTATTGACCCGCAATGTTGTGGTAAATAAAACAACCGAAATTGAAAATCTTCAAATAAAGCATGACCGTTTATGTATTTTTGTTTGCGACATTGCGACGCGCTTCGGCGTTAACATTCCCGATGATATTATTTCCGAACGCGACTTATTCGAAGAAATAAAATAAAAAAAAGATTGACGGGGTATGTAAAATAACCCATCTTTAAACGGTCGGTTTAATCCGACCAAAAACCAAAACTTTAAACACTAAAATTAAAAGGTACTAAAATAATGAAAATTCAACTTCCTAACGTTCGTTTGTCCTTCCCTTCACTTTTCGCACATGGTCAATTTAACGGTGAATCAACTGGTAAATTCGAAGCGACTTTTATCCTTGATGCAAACGATCATTCTAAAGTGATTGATCAGCTAAACGCCGAAATAAAGCGCTTGGTAAAAGAAGAATTGAAGGGCGGTAAACTTGGCGACGATCGTATTTGTTTGAAGGACGGCGACGAACTTGATCGTCCTGAATTCGAAGGTAAATTTACGATCAAATCGTCAACTAAAAAACGTCCAATGTTAATCAACCGAGACAAAACCCCAATTGTCGAAGAAGATAACATCATATATGCGGGTTGCTATGTGAACGCGATTGTTAGCCTTTGGGCGCAAAACAACGGTTACGGTAAACGCATAAACGCGCAACTTGACGGTATTCAATTTGTCCGTGATGGCGAAGCGTTTGGCGACGGTGGTATTTCCGCCGATGCG